ACGTTTGTTGATTACCTCTTGGGTTGGTATGGCCTGTTCCACCGGCGAAGTTGTGTCAACGGGACCTTCTCCCAAGTTCTGGTGGCTCAAGAAAATGTACGGTTTTCGGGGTTTGTTGAAGAAGTTCTGAAAGGTCTCGCTGACATCGTATTCGCCCTGATCGTTCATATTCTCTGATACTTTTTCTACACCTTCCCAATCCCAATACGGGTTGAGGTTTTTGTCCAAAACAATGTTGTCGTAAAGCCAAGCTACACCCTCTTTTTTCTCGCCCTGTTCGCTGTAATAAGAAAACCAAAACTCAACATATCTTATGCTGGAAGCACTTATTTTACCGGTCGGGTTTTTGACAGAGAACAAAGCCCTGATCTTTTCTTTTGCTTTCGGAAACTTCGACATAACCAGATTGACCGGCTCGTCTATGTACTCGTAAATATAATTCATATTGTCGGCGGTGAACCCGTCCTGTGGTATTGTTGCGTTCGGGTCTACTCCGAGTTTGCTTGGTCGCACTAGGTCATATTTATAGTCCCCATCCTTGCCCTCGTTTTTGTCCCAGCGTACCTTGATCGCCGCCAAAAGGTTCAAGTGGTTGAGACGCAACCCGTCCTTGAGTAACCTCTGTGCGAAGTCGCTATTTATTCTGTAATCTAGGGATTTTTCTATCTCCTTGGATAAACTCACCGACTGCTCGGAGCGATTAGCGGGTGTCGCCACAATATCTGGCATTCTACCGGCGGCGATAGATACTCTAGTTTCAAGGTCCCGCCAAATCAGATTATCCACATACGGCACCTGATAATCGTCCATTTTGTCTGTGTCTAGGTGTTTGCCTTTGTAGAAATTATTAAACTTCTCTCGGCGTTCCTTAAGACCGATATCGCTGTAGTACTTTTCCGTTTGTGATTTTTTGTCCCGAAATATCTGCAATAGTTCTGCGTCCTCAATCGGGAATTGCATAGGAGGCGTTTCGTCAACAATCAAACTCTCGTTTTGATCGTCCAGTCCGCGAGTTTCAAATCCGTCTGGCATAATATTCGCCTTTCGTTCAAACTATATAATATTTAATGTTACAAGCGACATTTTCCCATTGACCGCACCGGTTGTTGCCGGATATTCTACCCTTACATTGTACCACCTTTGGTTTGCTAATGGTATGTCCGCTTGGCAATATCATTCTGACTGAACCATAGTACTCAAATACTATTCTACCACAAACACAGCACCTAAATTGCTTCAGTATTTTTGCGTGGTTTTCGTTCTCGTCCAGCCAAACCGTAATGATCGCCTCATCATTTGATTGTAGTCTGCTCGGTAGCATAATGTTCCATCTCTATTATATCATAAACTGCCACTTGACAACCCGCCTTGCAATATGTTATATTCTGAATAACTAGTTTTACCTAACTGTCTAGGTTAAGACAGAGTTAGCCACGCAACGTATTTTGCGTGCTTTTTTATATCCTCGTGATCTTCACCAAAAACTTGCCACAGATATCGCACTTCTTTATCCCTGACAACGAGTTTACGATCCTTTTGCAAGTTGTGCATTTGTAAACAATGATCAAATGTACCTCCAATCTTTACTTTTTCTTTTCATTTTCTCTTTTATTTCTTTTGCAAAATCGTATGTGTAACTTTCGCCGGTCTTGGGGTCTGTCTTAATTCTGGCTTCAGTTTCTTTTAGCACGCGACCCTTGATCGCACCGGCTGATAGTTTGTACTTCACCGATATAGCCATAAGTCCCAGCGAGGCGGCATCGTAACAATTGTGAACCACAAATCCACCGTTTACAATAAAACTGTGAGCACTATGATTAATCCCGATATCATAAACTTTCTCTCTTTTTCCTGCGTAACCAACCGATTTTAGACGCTTTACTTCTTTGTTTTTTAGACATCTTGAGATTACCCTTTCTACAAGCTCCGAGTGCATTTTTTCGTCTAGCTTCTCTTTGTTTTTCAGTTGGGTTAGAGGAATGAAAAGCAAGATGCTCTGCTTTTTCAGTGAGTTCAAGGTTTGAGATTCTGTTGTCTGATCTGTCCCAGTTTTTGTGGTGGAGGTTATGGGTTTTTGGTATTTTGCCGTTAACAAATTCCCAAATGACTCTGTGCAATCTTTTTGAACCAGATGCTTTTTTTGTTTGTCTGCTATAATATTTTCCGCATTTATAATATCTAATTCCTCTAAATTCTTGTATTGTTTCAGAGATAATGACAACACCGATTCCCCCGCTTTTAATTCTCTTGCTTGTTTCCATCCCTTTGGTGTTAATATTTTGTGGTTTGGCGTACATTGCAATCTGTCTCCGTCAATAGTTATTAATTCCATAACTATTGTATCATAACCAGTGATCTTTGCAAACGGTAATTCCTCAATCTTAATCCAACCCTTATTCGTTAGTACTAGAGTGTCTCCAGATAAACAGTGATCCTCTGAACTGCTGTCAACGTCTTCTATTTTAACGTCATCATAAACCAGCTCCGGCAATGTCCTGATCAGATTCTCGTTTTTCGGGTGTATCCGCAAGTACGGTACTCCGTCCCCCGCATCAGCCAACAAGTCGTGCATAGCCGCCAAGCGATTTAACCTCGCCCCTTTTGCCAGTGTGTTTCCGGCCACAATGCGGGTAGAGATCATTTTTTTGAAGACATCGGCGATTGTTCGCTTTCCGCTCCTATCTCTGCTAAAGCAGTCGTGTGGGAGTACCATAAAGTCTGTCTCCTCAATCCTTGTGAACAACCCGATCTGCTTTCCCCACTCTTCCGGCGTCTTTTCGTTTTGATATATTTCTCGATAGATATATATGTGATTTGTGCCAAACCTATTTTCCGGTGCTACCGCAAGCCAAACAGCACAACCTGGTGCGTTATAACCCCAGTCGAAAGCTATGATCTTTTTGCATTGGTCAAGGTGGAACTCGAAATTGTCGGTAACGTGCCTTGCGTAATTGAACTCCCTGAACACCTGCCCGCTAAACACATCCCAAGAACCCCACCGCCAAGCCATATACAACTCGTTATCAACTTTTTTGTAGCCCTCAAGCGTTTTAACATAACCTGGGTCGTTCTTCATCAGCGTAGGGTTGTCGTCAATCTTAGCCGGTATAAATATCCGGTACCTGCCCGTATCGTCTGCTAAAAATGCCTTTCCCCAATCCTTTTGAGTTGCTATGTTCCATCTTTTTTTCACCCAAGCGTGTCCCACGCCACCTGGATTTGTTGTTGTAAATATCTGGGGTTTGATGTCTTGGTGAACCGACCGGCAAGAGCCTATCAACTGTAAATATCGTTTTTCATCTGGTATCTGCGTCAACTCTTCGATCAATATTCTTTGATATTCGTGTCCTTGATACTTTGTGTACGCTTGATCGTCTTTGAGGTGCCCCATTCTGATTATAGCCCCGCTAGGAAAGCGTATCACGCCAGGGTGTCCAACAAACTCTGCCCCCAAGCCGGTATAAAATCTCCTAGCTCTGTCTCTCCAGTCCGAAAGGTCATCAGCGTTTTTTCTGATTACCAAACCCCTATAGTGTGGCTTGTCAACGTGGTCTGTCTCCCAAACTAAACCAGCTTCAGTCTTGCCGCCACCCCGAGCACCAATCAGCCCCCATACAAAATCTCGTACTCACTTCGGCTGAGAGCTTCTTCTTGCGGTCCAGGATGTGGTATCCAACTATTCTGTATGGGCATTGGCATCACCTCCCCTAATCCATCTTTTGTGGATGTTCGGTTTAATATTCATTCCGCCCCTTCTGGTTTTTTCTCTGGTTTATAAATATGCAATACTTCTATCGGCTTGCCGTCATCTCCCCCGATTTCCCTGCGTATTGCGTATTCTTTTTTGAACTTTCGCTCAAGTACCCAAGCGGAAGCGTACCAAATGGGGCGTTCAATCCAATACCCCTCCTCTACGACGTCTCCGTTGGGCTTCGTTGTTTTCCTTATTCCTTTCGTTCCGGCGGCGGCTCTATTGATAATTGAGAGGTGAGTTAGTTTGAACTGCGCCTCTGCTTTTTTAACCATATCAACAAATTCAGGGTGGTATTGAGGATTTTTGACTTTCCCCTCATTTTTTTTGTCGGGGATCTCTGGTCTCTGCCAACTATAATAACTTTCGTGGGAAAGTCCCGTCATAGCACAAACATCAAGCACCGTGTTGCCGCTGGCTATGTGTTTGCAAAACTCCTCTGCTATTTTCTTGTTGTACTTCTTCTTCATAAAAGACCATATTTAATTTCATAGAACTTTCTTAATTTAGACCATTGAGGTTGAACTTCCCATTGACCGTGCGTTTGATTAAAAAATACTTTCGCATATCTCCCATATTTAGATTTTAATTCCATCGCCGCCTTTTTGCTTGTTTCGGGATTTCTGTAAACTTGGCATCCATATCCCAATCCTTTACCTTTTCTGTTATGACTAATTTTCAATTTCGCTTTTATTGTGTGAGGCGTGTTGTGCATTATTATACTTGTCTTTGCTTAAAAGCATTTATGCACTCCCATAGTATCTTTTTATCGTGATCTGATTTTCCACCGAAGAACTTATGCAACTCCTCGTATTCTTTTACATCGCTGAAATAAAAAGTCAATTTCATTCTTTGGTCTGACATTTCCCCCTGCATATCTTTGTACTGTTCCTCGTCGAGTTGCCCGCCGCTTCCGAATCCTGCTATATCCTCTACGAAACTTAACTCTGTGTCGCTAAAACCGGTGATCTCTATGTCGTCAAAGGAGTGCAATATCTCCGACAGTTTTTCGTGATCCCATTCGCCCTGTATTTTGTTCAGGGCTATGTTTAACTGCTTTTCCTTGACCTTGTCTAGCTCCACAATAACGACCGGCAACTCTTTATACTTTAATTCCTGTGCCGCTCGTACTCTTTGATGTCCGCCTATGATAGTGTTGTCCTTGTTGATAACTATCGGTTCTACCATTCCGAACTCTTTGACGCTGTTGACTAGTTTCTGAAACTCCTCTTTGCCTATCTTGCGGGGGTTGTAGTCTGCGAACTTTAACTCCTCAATTTTTCTTGTTTCCATTCTTGCCTTTCGCCAATTTACTGAATCCTGCTTTACTTAATTCGTCATCGTCGAGAAAGTTATGCACAGTTTCGGGGTTGTTCTTGACAAAATCCTCGTTGGCTACCCACTCTCTACTTGCCTTATCAAATCTGTGCGGGGGCAGGGTGTCAACTTCGTTCTTGTGGCTGTCGGTGCGTACTCGTAGGCTCTGGCG